TATCAGCCACATTCACCTTACCATCAGAAAGCATTTTGGCCGTAGCCGGTTCGGTGATCTCCATGCCTTCCTTGGTATAAAGCACATCCAGAACATAGGCTTCACCGTTATATACACCGTAGTTGATACTGCAAAGGTAATCATCACCGGTGTCTGCTGTATCGGTGTAGTTCTGAATTTTACTGAACACCAGCTTCCCATTGGCATCTTTGGGAAGTTCGGAATAGGTTTTGAAACTGGTATAAAGCCGCCCTTTAATATCAATGGGCTGTTGCTGGTAGTTGGCGGAAGCAATGTCCAAGCCCATCAGTTGGGTTTTTTCTTCATAGCTTTCTTTGGACAGGATTTCCGGGCAAAGCATAGAACCATCATCCTGAACCGCTTTGTAAATAACGGTTTTCGCCGGTTGGCCTTTGCTCTTGTAGTGGTCAATAATTCTACCGGCCAGATCAAGGCTATGCCAACGGGTCATAACGATGATGATTTTCCCGCCTTCTTCCAGTCGGGAAAGCATTGTATCTGTGAACCATGTCCAATGCTGTTCAAGGGTGTTGGCGTTGTTCGCTTCCATTGCTGATTTGATCAGATCGTCAATAATCATGATAGAAGCGCCAAAGCCTGTGGCCGTACCTGTGGGGGAAGTTGCCAAATAGTTGTTGTAACCTGTGGTAAGGCTCCACATATTCATAGCACCATCACCCCGTTTGATCTCAACGCCGGGGAAAATGTCACTATAAACAATTTTGTTTTTATCGGCTTTGACTTCAGAAATGGTGTTTCTGACACCCTTTGAAAAGGTGGTGGAAAGTGTTTCGTTGTAAGAACCGGTCATGATTTTTTCGGCCTGATTCTTGCCCAAAACCCATTCAACAAAACAACCGATGGTTCTTGATTTACCGTGCCGGGGCGGAAGGTTGACCACAAGAACCTTATCATCAGAAAAATAGAAATCCTGAAGCTGTTCACAGAAGTCAACTAAAAAGGCCCGATCTTCTTTGTAAAAGTCAGGGGCCTTCACTTGGCAATAATAGAAGAACTCACGCCTTGCCAATTCGCATTTGGCCCCTTGTACAATGACGGGATCAATCATGGTTTATCAACTTCTTCAAATCCTCGGTGGACAGATCAGCAAAAGGATTGTTGGTGTTCAAGGTGCCTTCAATACCAACATCCCGCTTATCTCTCCAAGTGTCAGGCTTCCGGTTCTTCAACCAGAAGATTTGGGCCGTGGTGTCAGGCTGAACTTCCTTGGTCACAGTCTTTGTCACTTCCATGTGGGAACCAGTTTTCAAGCCGGTGTGTGGGTCATAATCGTCAACCCGTTCTTGGGTAGTTTCGATGTAAGTATATCCCAAGGCCCTTTTCAGCAAAGCATTTTCAACCTGAATGTCAACAATGTCTTTACCCCTTTTTAGGGCCTCCGAAATCTCCGAATATTTACCCTTCCAGTCATAAAGGGTAGAACACGCACAACCGATATTAGCGGCAATCTGTTCATCCGTCAGGCCGTTTCTTGCCCACGCTTCAAGCTGAAGCAAACCTTCCTCGGTCAGCCATTGTTCATATTTGCCTTTCGCCATCACAGATCACCCCTTTCATCAGGCATGGAAAAAGCGCCCCGGTTTCCCGTAGGCGCAATTTCTTATTTATTATTCTACCGATTCTTTACTCTGTTTAGAAGCGGTGGCACTCTGGTTTTCTCGGTTGTTTAGAAAATCGCTGTTCGCTTTGGCAAAAGCAAGCAAACCCTTTCCGTGAAGTTCAAAAACCCATTGCATGGAATAGTTCAGTTCTTCAGAAATATCTTCCCATTTTTTCAACTGAATATAGCGCCCGATCAGAATGTTTTGCTGATCAAGGTCAGGAATCCGGTTGATCATGGTGAACGCTTCCTGTTTCATACTCACAAGTTCATCAATGCGCCGGTTAATATCAGCTTCAAGATCAATGATCTTGGTGATGGTTTCTTCAAGGGTATTTTTGGGGCCTGAAGTCTGAACCTTGTCCTGCTTCAGTTGGCTTCCGGTAGAAGTCAAGCTGGAACGCAAGGTTGCAATGGTGCTATCAAGCCGATTGATCAAACGATCCGTTTTCCTGATTTGGGCAAAGTATTCTTTGGCCTGTTGGGAAAGGTCTTTGTCATTCACTATGTAACACATCCTTTCTGGGGTAGTCTGTTCCGTTTTCATTGCATCTGTACCGTGGATAAATGCCGAAAAATCAAGGGGTTTCAAGGGTTTGGAACGCATGGAACAGATAAAACGGGCAGTTTCTTATATACACATTTCTTATATATTTTTTTCTTTATAAGAAGAAAGTATATTTACATCTGTTCCATCTGTTCCGTTCTCTGAAAACAACTGAAAAAGTCTTGAAAATCAAGGTTTTTCGTGCGGAACAGATATAGAAAAACCATCTATTCCATACCTGTTCCACACGCTGTTCCAACCCCTACTGAAGAAGCACCTGTTCAGGCGGAAATATTGTCTGAAAGATACCAGACAATCAGGAACCAAACGGGATCAATGCTGAAATACTCGGCCACGGCCATAAGCAACAGCACAAGGGTCAGCACCACCAGCATTTTCTTCATCGGTGTTTCACCCGCCTATTCCATTGATTTTCCGCTATTTCTTTTATATCTGATCCGGGTGTTTCAACCCCACATTTTCTGCAACGAACCCAATACCACCCATCATTATCCATGAAAAAGGGTTCCCCGCCACAGAAAGGGCAAGGCTTATTCATCATCTGTATTCCCTCCCAGTCTTACGGTCTTTGATTTCAATACGGTTCAGAAGTTCAAACCCCGCCAAACGGGTGATGTACTTCAGGACGAAGATCAGGGTGTTCACCCGCTTCTGCTGTTCATCCTCGTCACGGATGATATTCTTTGTGCCGTGGTAGGCTGTCGGATCGTGATACCCTTCAGCATTTTCCCAAGGTTTAGGCATCGGTTTTCCCTCCTTCTTCTCTGTACCATTCTTCAATGTCACACCCAAAGTCCTTCAACTTTTTACGGGCCAGCCACCCATCATCTTCCTGATCCATCAGGTAATATTCCCGTAGCTTCAAGGTTTCGGCATAGAACAGCTTCCATGCCAGCTTCAGGCGCTTGGGGCCAAAGCCAAATTGGGTGTGAAGCATCCACAGGATGGATGATTCTTTGTCCATGTCAAAGGCCCGATCATTTTCCACAATCTGTTTCTTGATTTCCTGATCCAAGGCCCGTTCTTCAGCTTTGTTGAACTGAACGCCAAAGATTTTGCCACCGGACTTCTTAAACATCGGCATGGTATTCACTCCAAATATCATCGAAGCACACCGGAATCAGCCAATGAACCTTGTCCAACAGGATCAAGGCCACTTCCCGCATCTGCGGATGTGCGGCGGGTGAACAGCGCAACTTCAGGAAATGCCGCCATTCACGAATGTTGGCCGTCATGACCACTTCCGTTTTCAGGCTGTTAGGCAGAACAGAACGGGCTTCTTGCGGGGAACAGCCTTCATCCAGCAAGGCAAAATAGGCATCTTCAGCATCCCGCATGGCAATTCTCCAACAATCCATTTTCACCTTCTCGCCCAAGGTGTTTTCATCCCAAAAACAAGGCTTGATCACGGTGATTTCAGAACCAAAGCCTTCCTTGGAATAGTTGCAGTATCGGGTGGATTCTTGGCAATACGCCGCCAGCCGGTGCCCAACAATTTCATGGGAAACCCCACGATCAGAAATGAACTTCACCGTGAAGGAACAATGTTCCAGAACCGCTTCATGCCCACGCTTGATGATCCCGGCAACGAACTTTTCAGCGGAACCTTCCGTGATTTTGTCCTCGGACTTGTAGCAGACACGGCCACATTGTTCCAACCGCTTCAGGATGGTGGCCCCATCAATCGGGGTGATGAACTGCACATCAGGCTTGATAATTTTCATTTTCTTCAACCTCCCAATTCATTCCGGTGCTGTGACCGGTAAGGATCGAACCCTTCAGGGTAACGCTGTTCCAGCTTTTTCAAGTTTTCTTCCATGACCGTATCAAGGTCAGAACCAATGGCATCACACAAAACGGCCAAATACCAAGCCACATCACCAAGTTCTTCAATCATGTGGCGCTTGTCCAGTTCATGGCCGTGGAAGAAATGTTTCTTCACCTGTTCGGCCACTTCACCGGCTTCACCGCAAAGGCCCAAGGCACATTCCAGCTTCAGCCGATCCATGTTGGAACGGTCAGCGGTTCGCAAGGAATCCCGCATATAACGGTTAGCGTTCATCGGCGTGTTCCTCCGCTTTCAGATCGTCCAGTTCAAGAACCGTCATAATGGCGTAATTGGCAAGGTCAATCAGGGTATCACGGATAGATTCATCCTTGACTTCCTGAACCTCGGATTTGGTCAGGCTCTTGAACCGGGCCAGCTTATCCCCAAGTCTGATCCGGGGCATTGCCATTCCTTCTTCCGTGAAGGTCTGGTGAAAGCTATCACCATAGTCATGATTTTTTCGTGCGTACAAGGCATTGATTTCCTTGCAAATATCGGAATGGCGTTCCGTTTTGGTTTTAGGTAACATTGAAATCATCCTTTCTTTCAGTTGAACCATTTGATCACCGGATCACCGGTGAAGCCCTTTTCCCACACATACCACGCATAGGCAATGGCGCTTTCCGATTTCCCGGTCATATCACCGTTTTTATAACAGGCCAGCCGGGAACGGCTGATATAAACTTTTCGGGGGGGGGTATGCCTGAAGAACTCACCCCGTTTTTGCCCCTCCAAGAACTGAACCTTCAGGAACATAGCCACTTTCCCACCGGGGCGGACGCTTTCAAGCGCCCTTTGAACAAATTCAAGCCCCATTGAATATGGCGGGTTTGTGATTATATCGCCTTCAAAATCGTCCAGCGTTTCCTTCAGGAAATCCAACGGTTCAGGATCACCGAAGCCCCGGTAAATCAGATCAGTTGAAATGACTTCATAACCGTGGGCCTGAAGCACCTTGGAAATATGGCCTTCCCCACAGGCCGGTTCCCAAATGACCGGGGAAAACTGTTCCAGTTCCAGAAGCATTTCCACGGCCCTTGGATCGGTGGCGTAGTAATCAAATGCTTCTCGTTCTTCAGGAACATGGTTGGAACTGCCCAAAGTGGTGAACACCTTCTTGGAACCACTCATTCTGTGTCACCGCCTTTCACAAATACACGGGTTTTCCGGTTTCTGATCCACTTTGGAACCGTTGTGAAGCCACAGCGTTTTGTGATCTGCCTGGAAAACTCAATCTTGGAAAGGGCTTGGAAGTTGTTTGCAATGCAATATTCCTTATACCGGCGATACACGGAATCGGTGGCTTCATTTTCAATCCCGTCAAGGCCCACTTCATTGATGAACCCAATAATGGGGTTGTTGTTTTCCTCATATTCGTCCAACTGCCCCTGAACTCTGCTGGAAGTGGTGAACTTTGCGTTCCCAAGAACCCGCTTCAACCCCTGAAGGCCAAGCAAGGCCAGATATTCCATAGAACCCTGTTCACACAATTCATCCTTGATGAACGGGCGGAAGTCAGCATCATTGGGGGTGAACTTGGCATCGAAGGGAACGATCACCAAACGCCGCTGAACGGCTCCGGTTTTATCCTTGATACGGGGAATATTGTTGGCGCTGAACAGGAACTTGGAATAATTGTTGAACTCAAAAGGATCTTGGCCTTTGCGCTCCACATTCACCCGATCACCCGTGACCAGCTTCTTGAACACGGAAGCATTGGCAATAAATTCATCACCAATATCATCACCGATGTTCGCCAGCTTGCCGAACAGTTCAGCGGTTTTGAACCTATCGCCCAATTCCTTCAGGTCAAGGGAAGCAATGTTCTGATCCCCAAGAAGGTTCTTCACCACATGAAGGAAGGTGGATTTGCCGTTGCTCTTATCGCCAATCAGGATGAAGGCTTTGCCAAGTTCATTGCGACGGTACATACAATAGCCCACCATTTCTTCCAGCAAGGCCCGGACTTCAGGATCATCACAGGCCAGCC